AGGCGCATTTACGCGTCGACCACAGCGACGAAGACACGCTAATAACGAGCCTTCGGGGCGCGGCCATTTCGTGGATTGAGGACTATTGCAATACGCGCCTGGGCGACGTTACGGCCGTGGGCTATATCGACCATTTCTATAACGCACGCTTTCCCGTCGGCCCGGTGAATTCGATTACTTCGGTGACGTACAAAGACGCGGCAGGCGACACGCAGACGCTGGCAACAACGAAGTATTGGTACGACATCAAAACGAAGTCGGCACGCATCACGTTCGATAACGTGCCCGATTTGTACGACGATACATTCCACGCCGTGCAAATCAACATGAACATCGGTTACGCCGAAGCCGACGTACCCGAGCCCGTTTTGCACGCCATCCGCTTGCTCGTTGGGCATCTGTACGAGAACCGGCAGCAGGTATCGCGCACGAACGTTTACGAATTACCCTTGGGCATCCATTCGCTTGTTAGCCCATACCGCAATATCTTGGCTGTATGAGGTTCGGCACGATGGACAGACGGATAACGATTCAGCGGGCCACGCTGAGCGCGAACGCATACGGCGAACGCGCGGAAACGTGGGGTACGCTTGCGACCGTATGGGCCGAGGTGCAGTACAAGGAAGGCAGCGGCCGCGAAGCCGTGCAAAGCGACCAGGTATTCAGCAGCCAACCCGTGCATTTCATTATCCGGTATTCGTCCGACGTAAGCGACGTGAAGCCCAGCGACCGCGTGAGCTACAACGGCAACATTTACCAAATCGAAGGCGTGCAAGAAATCGGCCGCCAGGAAGGCTTTAGAATCGTAACCAGTTTGCGCGGTGAGTAATGGACGATTTGCAGAAACAATTGCGGCAAATCGAAAAGCGGTTAGATCGCGCTGCACGGTTTGGAAGCATCCAGCACAAAGAAATTAAGAAAGCGAACCGCGAGGCGGCGAAGCAATACGTACCGGTTCAGCGTTCGCTTATCAAGAACTTCAAAGAGGACATTGAGATACGGCCGGGGCTGGTTGTTACGCGCGGACAGCTCAAAAAATCGATTGGCGTATGGTTTCCCAAAGGCAGCAACACAGCCATTGCCGGGCCGCGTGCAAACCGTGCAGGCAAAACGAAGCTTAAGCGCAAGGTTCGCGATACTGCCGACGGCTGGTTCGCACACATCGTAGAGATGGGCGCACGCCCGGCGCAAATGAAGAAAGGCGGCAAGCGAGGCGGCCCAGGCGCACGGTTGCAAACGCCAAACACGGGCGTATTGACGCGCGGCTTGCAGTTAGGGCAACCGAAGGTTAAGAGCAAGCAGATAAGCCTGTACAGAAGCGAGTTTAAACGATATATGAAATGATTGTAGGAAAAGCCATATACTACCTTTTGACCAATGCGACGGGCGTAACCGACATCGTAAGCACGCGCGTTTACCCGGAAGTCGCACAGCAGGACGCGGCGTTGCCGTATATCGTTTACAACGTAGCCAATAACGAGCCGACGGATACGAAGCCCGAACCTTCGAAGCTTGACACGGCGCAAGTCGAGGTTAACATTTACAGCGACAGTTACACCGAAGCCATCGATTTGGCCGTAGCCGTCCGGGCTGCCCTCGACCGCGTGAAGGGCACGTACAACGGCGTGAACGTTCAAAGCATCCAGTACCTCAACGAGATAATCGACTTTGACGAACCGCAGCGCGCGTACAACATCAACGCCGATTACGACGTACGCATCAGTCGCAGCGGCTTTGAGATTGCCCAGGGTTCACCGATTACGGGCGTGGAGCTTGGCGAGTTGTCCGATGTGAACGTAGCCGGCGTAGCCGACGGCAACGCTTTGGTATACGACCAAGAAAGCGGCGATTGGGTTGCTGGCACGGCAGGCAGCGCAGTACTTGCAGGCGCAGAAATCGACATCACCGAGGTCAACGGATTCAGTATCATCAGCGTCGAGCCTAATTTGGCTGTAACGTCTTTAACTACGACTGGACAAGGCACGATTGGCGGCAACTTCATCATTGGCGGCGAGCTACGCATGACAGGCGCAACGCCGCGATTGATTCGCCCGTACGACATCGGCGGCGCGGCTGGCGAGCTTATCATTCAATCCAACGGTAACTTGATTGTTGAGCTTGACGAAAACAGCGACGAAGACAACAAGGCGTTCATAATCAAGAACGGCGCAGACGTGGAGATTTTCCGAGTGGACGAATCGGGCGTAGTCACGGTCAATCAGGCGTTTGCTTTACCAACGGCAGACGGCGCGGCCAATCAGTTACTTAAGACGGACGGTGCGGGCACTGTTTCATTTGGTGCAAACCTTCAGGACTTGGACAACGTAGCCGCCTTAACACCAGCGCCTAACGCGGTACTTACGTGGTCGGGTAGCGAATGGCAACCAGCCGCGCTGCCTTCTCCGCCGCCTACGGTTGACGAATTAAACGACCTTACCGACGTTACGATTACCACGCCTGCGACAAATCAAATCCTGCGCTTCACGGGCAGCGTATTCAGCAACCAAGACCTGACGCAGTATTACAACCGCTACGCAACCGAGGCGGAAACTTTGCGAGCAGGCGCAACGGCTACGGTTGAGCTGTACTATACGGCACAGGCTGACGGCGACGGCTATGCGGAGAGTGCGGAGAGCGACACGGCAACGGCTGGCTACGACATCCGCCGCAAGCTGTACTATGCAGAGAAAGCGCAGGCCGATCCGAACACCAGCGGCGATTGGACGCAGTTTACAGCCATCGCAGATAACACGACGTTCGCGGATGCCAAGGCGGCTTTGCTTGCGTACTTGAAGGAGCGCACAGGCGGCACGGTACCTATCTCTCTCAAAATGACGTGGGAAGAGGTAGCGCAAGCCCCTGCGTTCACGGGGCTATTGAATGAGACGTACGGAAGCGGAGCTGCGGCGGCCTATGGCACGCGTCGTTTAAATGGAAATTACACAGGGGCGTGCATGACCATCCGCAGAGCTTCGGACGGCACGACAACGACAATTGGCTTTGTAGGTGAAGACATCGACGAGAGCGCAATTGAAACCTTCTGTACTGGCACTACCTGCACGGTACAGGTGTGGCACGACCAAAGCTCAAGCGGAGGTACGGGAAGCGGTAACGACGCAAGCCAAACAGACAGCACGAAGCAACCCACCATCTACACGGGTGGGGCTTTGGTAAAAGAGGGCGGGCGTTTGGCGTTAGATTTTGATGGTAGTGACGATAGCCTAACTGGAGCGGCATACAATCAAGCGACATCGACAATTCTGTTAGTTCAAACAAACGACACGACAAGCAACAACAAAAGAGCGTGGGGTATTGCTGGCGCAGACTTCAATGTTAAAAAGACTTTTGCAATGGATTCGGATTTGTCATTGCGTTATGACGGAGCGGCAAGCTTGGGTTCAATAACAGCGCAAACAGGAGTCCAATATTTGCGTTTTGCTGTTCGTACTACATCGTCGCAAACTGAACACGTAAACGGCGCATCGAATATTAACGATAATCAAACGCTGCCAAATTCAGAAGGTACTATAGCAATTGGTAATGCAAAACAGGACTTCTTAGCGTTTTATGACGGTAAATTACAAGAGGCGATTATTTACAGCAGCGACAAATCTACCGACCGCACCAGCATCGAAGAAAACGTAGGCGACTACTTCACGCAAAACACGCCACTACTCGACACGTACACAGGAGCGGCGGCGGCCTATTCTTTGCGCAAGCTCAGGTCAGCCTACAGCGGGTCAGCCATTCGCGTGCGACGGGCAAGCGATAACGCCGAGCAGGATATTGGATTCAACGTCTTTGGTGAGCTTGATACGGTCTCACTCGCTTCGTTCTGTTCAGGTACGAACGGCTTTGTGGCGACGTGGTACGACCAAAGCGGCAACGCAAACGACGCGACGCAAACGACGACAAGCGCACAGCCAAAGATTTACGACAGCGTTACGGGCGTGGTGACGGAGAACGGGAAGCCAATGATTCAAACCGCATCGCAGAAATATCTTAACACTAACGTCGATGACGGCGTTAAAATGTATACAGTTGCGAGCGTAGACCAAACATCAATGCTTGCTGAATGGAGAACGCCAGACGGTTCTGGCGCTGTGAGTCAAGGCTTTTTGATGGCAGCTAAAAGCGGAAGCACGGCTTCATTTTACGACAATACGACTTTGACCGTGAACGCCATCCGAAAAAACGGTAGTACATACGCATTTGCAAGCAAAACAAGGGGCGACATATATACTGATTTCTTTGGTCAACACTTAGGCTATTTTGACGTAACCACAGCGCGTAATGATATTTCTTTAGGTTATCAATATAATTCGGCTACGTTCCCGATGTACAACACTCAAGAATTGATAATTTATCCAAGTAGCAGCACGCACACACCATCGAACATCGAGGACAACATCAACACCTTTTACAGCATCTACCCATGAACGGTTACATAATTGTGTTACCCGAAGGAACGCTTACAAGCGAGAAACGCGCCAAATCAATTACGCGCGAACTCTACAACATCACAACGCCGCTCGCTATCCAACAGCCGTACCAAAAGGACGGGACGGTCTTTGGTGTGATTTCCCATCCTGACGGCATCCAACACGCCTTAATGGTGGATACTTCCTACATCATTCCCGTACACGAACAGGCGACGTTGGAGAAGCTGGTATCCTTGTTTCCTGAACTGAGCGACGCGGAACGCTTCAACCTCCAATCCTACGTGCTCAACACCGACGCCTTCCCGTTCGCGGCCATCATTCCAAGCACGACGACCGTGCGCGACCATGACTACATGGTACTCAACGGCTGGTTCACCGACGACGAGATATGACATTCATCCTTGAAATGCTGGCGTACTTCACCGCCACGCCGCCGCCTTACAACGTCAAGTACGATTTG